TTCGGTGGTCTCACGTTTCTGTTGTTCCAACCACTGGTATGTGAACATTTTCTCCGGGTGGTCATCCCATGCCAAATATTCCTCTTCTGCTACCGTGCTGTCTTCCTGTATAACATCACGTTTCCTCACCACAGGTATACGTTTGAATTCATATCCAACACCTTCTAAATGGTCATAGATTGTTTGTTCGTGGTGTGGTGTGCCCACCATCAGGATCTGATTTGAAAGTTTTCCAAATTCACTCACACGCTCTTTGATACGGTCACGTTGGTCACTGGTAATAACGTTATCACTCGTTTCTATGTCATCGGCAATTACCATCGAAGCATGAAATCCCGTAAAACTCGCTCCTAACGAACTTACAGTTACACTGGGATTCAACTGCATGATGGGCCTGTCAACCGTGAATGTTTCTGCCTTCCATTGATACAGGTCTGACTTCATGTCCTGCAACATGGGGTGTGTTTCGATCATGTTACGTATGAACATACTGTTCCGCAGTGCCAGGTTACGCTTGGCTGATATCAGCAGGCAACTCCAGTTTGGGTCATGGAACAGTTTCCAACACACGTATGCTCCAATCAGGAAACTCTTGCCACCGTGCCTGAACATCTGTAGTCCACGTCTAGGCAGGTTGTCGGATTGCTCCAACCAGTCACATATCTCTTGATGCACCGGTGGTGTTGTTTGATTACTGATTATGTTCAGCGTGTCTAAAAATACTTTGAATGGTATTTTGGACATCAATCATTGGCTTTTTTGTCAAGCCTCGATTCAGCAAGTTTCAACAGTTTGACCGCTTCAGATTTCTCGTCAGAGGTGTTCATTCCTGTTGGGTGTACCGCACCGGATGATGCCTGTGCTAGGTATTTCAACAGCATCAGTTTTGCCCTCTTACCATTGTCTAGGAAAGTGGTCCTCTTGATGTAGTCTTTCTCACTGCTGTCGGGGTATGGTGTGTCAAACAGACTGTGTGCCTCTTCCAGTTCTTTCTTCCAGTAACTGTCAGCAAAGCCTTTTAGAATGTTCAACCATTCCTGTTCTACTCTATTTTTGCTCATCGGTCTTTGGTGTTTCCTGTGCTGGTTTTGGTAGTTCTGCTGTGATCTTTTTGTATAATGCACCCACGGCCTCCATGTCTCCCGCACGGAATATTCCCCTCTGTGATGCAACATCTATGATGTTGGCTATGGTTACCATTTCTTGGTCTGTGAATTGTTTCATTTTTGTTTTTTCCTTTTTGTTCTGTTAGTTTAATTTGCACCCCAGCGAACCATGACGAACTCTGGGGTGTTGATATGCCTTGAAGCCTTTATTTTTAAGCCTTAAGTGCAATTACTTATAACGTATGTTGTGTGTGGGGTGTAAAAGGGCCTCTGCCGTGTAAACAAAGGCCCGTATAAGAGCACGTGCTGTGTCAAACAGTACGTATCTGTATTTATTTGATGCCGTTTATGCCATCAAAAAATTTCCTCAAGAACAGTGCTGATGCGGTCCTGGCCTGTTGTCTCACGATCCTGTCAATGCCTTGTGCCAGTCCCTCCTGTGCCTGTCTCTGTCTAATCAGTCTCAAGATGTCCTCGGCCCTCCGTGCCGACTCGTGTTGTTCCTTGCCGTGTAGTTCGTCCAGCAGTTGTCTTAACCTCTTTCCTTCTGCTGTTTTCGGTGTTCCAACTGTTTTTTGCTTTTTCGTTTTCTTGTTTTTTCTTGCGTCTTTCATAGATCTCCTGTTGTTGCTGTGTTTCTATTATTGCCCTCACAAACATATTCTGTTCGTGTTTTGATTGTTCGTTGTCAGTCATGTCTTTGCCAGTCCTCCCCTTCTCCAGTTGATTCCTTTTTTCTTTGATCCCAATCCCTTGGGCCTTGCCCTGACATTTCCCTTGGTCGGTCTCTTCATCGCTGTCAGACGTGTCATCAGTTGCACGTTCCATAGATGCCAGCCCTCCTGTGTGTCAATCCTGCACAGGTTCTTGTGGTTCTTGGCACGGCTCCAACGACCATGCATGGTCTTGTAAAGGTCCAGGTAGTCCTCCCAGGTCAGAGTCCATTCCTGTTTCCAGAAACGTGCTTGGTTCTTGGCTTTCAGGAACCTGTAGTAGTGCCGACGCACTGCCTTGTCTGGTCCTGTTATCCATGTGTTGGGCCTAGGTCCCTTCTTGAGCAGTGTTTGATATTTCTTTGGACGTAGTTTTATCCTACGTTTCTGTGCCTTGGATGCACGTTGTCTACGTGCATCATCCCATCCGGCCTCTAGGCCAGTTAGTCCCTTGTTCCAGGGTGCATTTGTGTTGCTCATGTTATGCCTTTGGTTGATTTGGTTGAGTTGGTTGATTTGGTTTTTTTGGTTCAATAAACTTTGACAGGTGACCATATGGGCTCTGTGTTTCTTCCTCGGTCATCTTGATCTGTATCTCATCGGCCGTCATCATGTATTCTGGATTGTATGTGTTCCACATCTTGGCTATGATGCTACAGTATTTGTTGAAGTTTTCAACCATCTTCACAGAAACCCTAGCAGGTTGTCCGTTGTAGTCATGGAATCCTAGTTGTTGGAATGCCCACAGCATGTCATCGATGCTGGGATTCCACGCATACTTGCCTTTGGCCCACTTGACTGGTTCCATCATCTCTGATCTGAACTTTTTCCAGTCACGGCTGTCCTCCCAGTTTGGACCCCTATACACCACCATCCCGTTGACAGTGTGTACGTGTTGTATCAGTTTCCTACGCTCGTCGTATGACTGCTCGTAGTATTTGTTGTTGTTTCCTTTGGATAAAATGTCCTTGTATTTCGCTTGAATCATTTTAGTGCCTCCTTTGTTTGTTGTTTTTTTATAATTGTATTTATTCCTGAACCAGAAATCAACCGCTTTTTTTGAGTTTGTCATATATAATAGCAAATGGCACATACACAGGCACACACAATTTCCCAAACACAGGCACACTCAAGGGATTAAAGAACGATCCTCCCGCATGATGCGATCACACACTGGTGTACATAACCAAGTGGCCATGTGAGAAACATCTAGGACTCAACCGGTCCAAGGGAATAAACACTCAAGTGATAAACTATGCGGTTGATTTTTGAGAGATCAGAAATTTTTTACGTTCTGATGTCTTGACTGAAGGAAAGTGAATGGAATGAATAGAAAGGAAAAATTTCAAGGACTGAACGAAGTGAAGGACTTGGAGATGAGCAAGGCTCATCTACTCACTGCTGACGCAGTTCGTAAAGACTACGTCTTCCTCTTGACATCAACGACTAGATCAAATATAATCACAATGTATGAAAAACAAATTCAAAAAATATAAAAGAAAAAAAGCCAAGAGGTCTGGACTGCCAGTCCACGTGTGTAATGGCACCTGCGAGATGATACTGATCGAGCGGCCATACAACCAACACAACAAGTGGGATCTACGATGTAGGTTAAGCAACAGGCACGTCAAGTGGTTGAGTGATCGGGAGGCCAGTCACATATATGACATGGTCAAACGTCGAGTCATGCACAGCAGAACCAAATCTGCCACTGTGTTTTAAACATCATATAAATATCTACGGAAACACGAAACCGGTTTCATACGTGTTTCCATGATATGCTGGGTACTCCTTTATCTTTAGTGCCAACTTCGAAAACAGGATACCCAGCATCAATGAAAAACTTCCTAGAAAAGATCAAACAGTATGGACACTTCAAGTGCATGGAGAAGCGACGTCACGTCAGCAAGACCCATGGCAAGGAGACCGAGGCACAGTTGCCCGGCACACGTACCTGCAATGCCAACCCCCACACCTGTAGATTCGTGCTGGATGCACGTTACAAGTCCTGCGGTTCAGAGGACACAAACTGTCCTGCCGCTAAAAAGTTCAGTAGGTTTGAATTGGGGTGGAGGGTGAGTTGTGGTGTGTGTAAGCGTCAGTGGTACACTAGGACATCATCTTCCAACTGATGCCCAGTAGGAAAAATAATATTGTGTAAAGCAACCATTCGTTGCGTCTGATCCTGCCATCCAGGTGTGAGAGGTGATTCGTCATCAACAGGTTGATCTTGTCTTCCAATCTCTGTAGTCTCTGCTGTATGGTCAATCGTTTCATTATAACAAGAATTTAGTGGCCCAAACCCTAGCGTTGCCGGAAGCGTCCGTGTAGGCCCCCGCTATCATCTTCCTGCTGTTGGTCGCGTCGTTCAGCGTGTCCACCGGTGACCTGTCATAGATGGACTGGATGCCTGACGATGCCGGTGTGGCTGACAGAGTGAAAGTGGCCTGCGACTCGAAACCGCTGGGTGTGTTGCCCGAGAAATCTATCTGCTCCACGTTGAGAGTGGTGCCGTTGTACCTGATTCCATATACGCGATCGGCCTGGAAACCTTCCGTCAACTCGTATGCGTCATTGGTGGAGGTAGTGACGTAATCGGTCAGCGTGGTACCTGTGGGAGTTCCCCCGTTGACCCATGTGACC